GTCTCAGAACAGGTCGGCAGCGTCGAAGGAGTCATCCTCCTCCCTGGCCACTTCATCGGTCAGGTACTCGATGGCATCATCCCAGGCGTCAGAGATGGCCTGGAGCTGCTCCGCGTTGTAATCGTAGCAGAACCGAATCTCCTCCATGATGCTCTCCTGGCCCGTGGTGTAAGCCACCTCCAGGGCGGACGCGGGGCCGTGCTCACCCATGACGGTGAGGTGGTCCAGGAGCATCGCGCGCGCGGCCTCGCTGGAGGAGCGGAAGATGAGGCCAGCGTGTTCGCCGTTGAGGATGTCAGTGTGGTTGTCGGTCATCGTGAGGTCTCCTTGTTTGACTCGTCAGTGGTGTGTCTCTCGCGCACACCAGACGCCCCGAGGGGCGTTTCGTCAGCGGGGGTCTATCAGAACGGGATGTCATCCTCATCGTAGTCATCGAAGCTGTCAGGGACGTTGTGAGCGTCCTGCGCTCGCCACTGAAGGAGCTCCTTGTACCAGAACGGCATCGGGGAGTGATGGCCCTCATGCATGGCATTAAGCCAGTCCAGCAGCTCCTCCGCTTGATGCTCCTCGTGGTCATCGAAGCCTTCGATGACCTCGCCTTGGGCGTTGACGATGACAACAAACTCATAACCGTGGTGGGCTCCCCATCTATCAGTGAAGGGGCCTTGGGTGAAGTCGATGGTGTGAATGCTCATTGTGAGGTCTCCTTGTTTCGAGGAGCTCCATCGCTCCCTCGATGAACCCAATATAGACACCCACTCTTTACCTGTCAACAACAATCGTTAAAATAATTTAAGAGAATGAGGAGGGAGGGGAAGGAGGAAGGAGGGGTCACACCTCCAGCTCCCACACCTCGATGGTCACACCTGGGTCCTCATCCTGAGCTGCGTACCACTTCCGCGCCTCCAGGGAGACCACGGAGCGGTCGTCATGGATGACCACTGGCCTGCGCTTCGACAGATCTCCCTGGAGGGCATCGAGGGCCGCTTTAACGAAATTGTCGATGTCAGGGGTGGTCGGTCGATGGACGCGGCCTGGAGTGTCCCTCCACTTCGCCGCGGTCCATCCCAGGGACTTGAGGGCCGCGGGGAGACTCTTGGGTCGCTGGGTGACCACATCGACGGCAACCCTCAAGGGACCATCGAGAGGCGATGACAGACTCCATAAGGGCCAGATGGCCAGCGCCGCGGCGTCATACCACTCCTCCAGGCGGGCGGGACTGTAGACCCTCCTGGAGCGTCCTGCGAAGCGGGGACGTTGCCAGGCCTGCGGGGGTCCTGGGATGGTGACCTTGAATGTGGATTCGTGCGTCATGTCTTATCCTCGAAGGCCTCCACGGCCTCCAGCGCCGCGTCCCTGGACCTGTACCCTCCCAGGTCAGGCTCCAGGACGATGAAGCGGTCATCATCGAGCTCCTGGCCTCTGTCGGTGAGGATGCAGGTCTGACCCCGTGACCGATGCTCCCATGTCTCATCATCATCGACGCTCGACACAAGCCTCCACCTGTCCATGACCCGCAGCTCCTCCATCGTCCGAATCGTCCCCCCGCCCCGGGAGCGGATGGCGACCCCTTCGTCCAGGATGACCCTGCGCGCACTTTTGGTCGATATGCCTTCGAGCTTGGCGATGTCAGGAAGACTCGCTCCCGCCCGATACAGGCTGGCGATGCGCTGTCTTTTCTCCCTGGAGTATTGACGGATTCGTTTCTTCCTGGAGCTGACACCGGCCACCTGGAGGGCCTTCGAGACAGTGCCGTTAGAGCATCCCATTGACTCGGCGATGGCGCGGACACTCATCCCGCTTCGACGCAGCTCCACGATTTTATCGTGGTCGTATGTCCTGCGGGCGGAGTCGGGAGGTCGCAGGTTATGCCTCCTGGCGATGGCATAGATGGATGTCTTCGGGATGCCGGTCAGGGATGCAATCTCCCGCAGTGACTTCCCCTCATCGAGGAGGCGGCGGATGCCTTCCACCTGCGCATCGGTGTAAATCGACTTCCCCCGCTTCCTCACCCGCCCACCTCCTGGAGATATGGCGACACCGCAGGACATTGGATGACGTCATGTGTGGTGAGCGTCACTGGAGACCTCCTCCACAATATCCTGCGTGTCGAAGCCGATGAGGGGAGTCGCACCCCTCCGGTCATCCCTGACCCCTTCGCTCAAGCTCGGCAAGGTCCGCGCCTCTGTTACCTCGGACCATATTGGATGCTATGGGTCCATATCAAAATTGCAAGCGGGACGCGGACACACCGCCTGCGTGACTGGTGTCAGGCGCGGAGCCACGCGCGGAGCTCACCCTTCGTCAGGCGGGTCCCGTCCACCCAGGACGCACAGGAGGGCTGGTCATCATCCTTGAGCTTGACGCCCTCCTCGGTGAGGGTGGCCAGCTCCACGGCGACGTTCCTGGACCCCACCGCCCCGTTATACTGCCAGAGGCAGTCGGCGAAGAAGAGCTCCCGCCCGAACACGCGGATGTGGTCCAGGCGGTTGTCTGCCTTGAATCCCAGGACGCGCAACCATGTGGCCAGCTCCGCCATCGCCTGACGCTGGTCCTGGAGGTCATCGGTCAGGGAGAGGGTCCTGGCGGTGGACGCGAGGGATGCGGTGACGCGGCGGACGGTGTCGGTATACTTACTCATGAGGTCTCCTTGCAGACGTGGAGTCTGCGTCCTATTTGCGCCATCCTCGGCGCGTGTATCAGTGGAATGACGCGGCCGGTCACAATCTCGCCGCGCCGCGTCATTATCTGCTCTTCCCCCTCCCCCTCGATGCAGGCCCACAGTGCGGAGCCGACGAGGGGGGAGGTGGGAGTCAATCGGTCACACGCTGTCCCGCAGTCAGGACAGCGCAGGGCTCTGGTCCTGGGTGGACTCAAAATGTAAACTCACGGGATGCCGCGTCGCGGTTGTAATGAATCTTCGACACGGACATGGATGCGAAGGCGATGAAGCGGCGCATCGCCTCATTGATGTCGAGCTTCGCACCGCGGACGGTGCGCGGGGTGCGCTCCAGGATGGTCTCCCAGGTCCTGGCGATGACGCGGGCCTTCACCTCGGGGGAGGCGGTCCCGCGGCGTGACAGGACATCGTAGAGGTCGCGCGCGGCCTTCTCCCAGGCCTCCGACATGATGACGGCTTCGGTGTGCCAACACATGCGACCGTGGCGCGCGGCAGGACAAGTGCAGCTCAACGCGCGACCCTGACCCATGACTTGATATGCGTGGAGGTGCTGTCCAGGCTGACGCTTGTGCTCGGGGGTCCTGGAGCGGACGAAGCGACCAGGGAGGCCATCCTGCTCGAACACTGGGGAGACATCGGCCATCATCGACTCGACGGAGGAAGGCATCTCGATGTAGGCCTCCACCTCCTCCTCCTCCACGAGCTCCTCGTCCTGGACCAGACCGAGCTTTCGGAGGTGGGTGTCGATGAGGTCTTCCGCGTCAGGGACCACATCGTAAGTGATGACGTGGTGGACACCCGCGGCATCCTTCGCCCATGTGTGACCATCGGTGCAGAACACGACATGCTGGACGCAGGCGGCGTTGACCCGCAGCTCGCCAACGGTGGCACACTGGACAACGGTGATGAAGGGGCAATCCTCGCGGGGGACGAGGGCGTTAATCTGACGGATGACTGACTCCTCGGGGAGGCGGCCGTACTCGGTGACCATCTTGATGCAGCGGTTGAGGAGGTTCGTCGCGGTCTGGATGTCTTCGATGTTCATGATGAGGTCTCCATGTTGTGCAGCTCATCGCTGCGTCTGGAGATATATATAGTGCATCCCTCCCACCATGTAAACATATTTCCGAAAATATTTTAAGAAGACCATTTACAATCAACGCGGGAGGGTCTATTTATTGTCCAGCGCCATCGAGGAGGGGCGTATGAGATGAGAGAAGACTTGACGAGAACGAACGCGCGTCAAATTCGAGCGTGGCTTGCATTGCATGACCTCAAGGTTCCTGACCTCGCCAGGGCGCTCGGATGCACCGACACAACCCTTTACAACTATCTGTCAGGCCGTCAGGCGTGGCCAGCGGTCAGGGCTCGATTCGTGTCCCTGACGACAGGAGTGCCCCTTCGTGCGCTCCTGGACCCTCGTGGTGAGGGCGCGGCCGCGGCCGCTGCGTGGATGGCCGAAATTGAAGACCGAGACGCGGCACTCGCCGCCATTGACAACACCGAGGAGACCTCATGACTGCATTTAAGACAGCAACCCCCATCAAGGGCACCGACCTCCACCTCTGGTACTTTGACGACCTGGAGGGTCCATACATCCACCTGCGGGAGGTGGCGCTGGAGATCGCCTATGACCCGAGCAACAAGAAGCGCCTCCTGTCGCGGTTCAACGCCGCAGGCCTGGACCTGGACCCGAGTGTCCACAATGAGCTCCGCGCCATCAACGGGAGCCTCCCTCCCAGGATTCGCAAGGGACTGGCATCCATGATGCCCGCCGAGCAATTCCTGACCGCTTGCAATGACGCGCTTAAGGTTTTCAGGGTCCGTCATGGTCGGCGCTTGAGTGGCCTCATCCCGAAGGTCCGCGTCGCCCTGGCCCTCCAGGTGACCCCCGAGGAGGTGGAGGCCGCGGAAGTGGTCGAGGTGGAGGAAGTCATCGAAGTGGCCACCCCTCCCATTGACAAGCGCATCGAGGACTCCAGGGACGCCTTCACCCGTCATGTGGTCCCCGAGCTGGGACGCATCATCCCAGGGCTGTCCGAGGTCATCCCCGTGGAGGGTGACCCCTCGCCCCTGGCGATGGCGCTTGATAGGTCCGCGGGCGTGGACCACATCCTTGTGTGTCGGCGCGTGGGTCAGGGAGGTGACACCATCCAGCTCTACGGGCTTTCCTCCAGGGTGTCCGTGGCGCGGTATTGCTTCCAGAACTTCACGATGGCGGTGACTGGAGTAAAGCGGATGGCATCAAGCTATCACCGCAGGAAAGCGGCATTGACTGAGGAGACCTCGGTCATCGTCCCTCACTACAGCGTCCAGGCCTACGTCTCCCACGATGGTAACCGCCTCCTCGGGATGGCGCTGACCACGACCGCGGAGCTCATCCGCGCCATCGAGGAGGCCACGGCGAAACTCGACAGGGACGAGCAGGTCAGGTGGTATCGCTCCCAGAGTGATGAGGCCCTCCACGCTCCCGACAGCGGGGTCTCCTGGAGGAGGAACAGGAGGACGGGGACAATCTTCGCCAGCGTCCCCTGGAGCGCCATCGACGCCGAGGTCCTCGTCCTGGATGCGCCATTCACCGAGAAAGCAGAGACGCCCTCCCAGGCGTGTCTCTGGACCACACTTTGATGGAGGGCCGCGCGTTGAACACTTACGACCTCCAGCGCCTCATCCGTGATGACAGCTCCCTCAATGCGGGGGAGGTCGCGGTCCTGTTCGTCCTGACGACCTACCTCCCACACGCAGCTCCCAGCGTGGAGGCCATCGCGCGCGGTTGTCGGATGAACGCGAAGAGTGTTCGACGCATCATCAAGCGCCTCGATGGGAGGTGGATACGGCGACAGATGAGGCCAGGGAAGCCGACCATCTACGCCTTCCACCCTCCCACCGAGAGACCCTACCATCGAGAGACCCTACCATCGAAAGACCAGGGGTCTCTCGATACCAGACACCCTCCCATCGAGAGACCCCCCGAAGAGACAAATAAGAGAGAGACAGTAAACAACACCTCCCTAGATACTAAGAGCAGAGCGCGGGACCGCCTCCAGGCCTGGAGTGAGGTGTGGTCAAAAGTGGCAGGAGGACCCCTTCCTACCCTGGAGGAATTGCACCGCGTCAGGCCAGGGATGACGGAGGCCTATTTCTCATCCTGTCTCGGGGAAGTGGCATCCGCCCGCGCCGCTGGCTCGGTGAAGTCCCCGAGGAGCTTGTTCTTCGCTAAGCTCAAGGCGACCGCTGGCCAGCCTCCCCCCTCCCCCTGGGACAAGGCCTGCGTTCTCGATGCCCTGTCTCCAGTGGCCAGGACCTCCGCGCCTGACATGCGCCGTCCTGACCTCCAGACACCGACCATCACACCTCCCCTCGTGGAGACCCCCGAACAACGCGCGGACCGACGGGCCAGTGCTCGAATGAGCCTGGAGGCGGTCCGTGCATCCCTCAAGGAGACCTCATGACCGACTTACACCGCATCGCATCCGCTGACGCGGAGGCCGCCCTCCTGGGTGCGCTCCTCGCTGACCCTGACCAGATTGACCAGCTGGTCAGCGATGGCCTCAAGGTGACCGACTTCTCGGTCCAGCTCCATCGGCAATCCTGGCGGTCGATGGTGATGCTCCGCGCCGAGGAGACCCCCATCGACGAGGTGACCCTCTGGCAACACCTCCAGGCCAGCGGCGCGGTCCGCCCCGAGTGGCTTCGGGAGCTGGCCTCCTGGAGCTCCCTGGCGGGTGCGATGCCGACACACGCCGCGCATCACGCAGGGGTCATCAGGACGAAGGCTCGCCTCCGTGACCTCCACCTCGCCGCCCTGTCACTTGCCGAGGGGTGCGCGCAACCTGGAGCTGACCCTGCGACGCTGACCTCCCGCCTGGAGGAGGTCCTGGATGATGCGACCCCTCCCAGGAAAAGCGAGCGGGCCATCAAGGATGTCCTGGGAGATGTCGTCACGCAGCTCGAAGCGCGGTCATCCAGCGAGACCCCCGAAGGACTCACGTCAGGCCTGGAGGAGCTGGACGCCATGATCACCGCCCTGTCTCCCGCGCGCCTTTACATCCTCGCCGCGCGTCCTGGGATGGGGAAGACCGCCATGATGCTCCAGCTATGCCTCCACGCCGCGCTGCGTGGACCCGTCTATGTCGCATCCCTGGAGATGTCCGCCGATGACCTCGCGGAGCGCGCCCTCGCCCTGACGGCCCGCCTGGACGCTGGCCTCCTTCGAGAGGCCTGGAGACTCCAGGGAGACCATTGGGATCGCCTCGCTCACGCTTGCAAGCGCCTCGCCTCCCTCCCCCTTCACATCGATGACGCGGCCGATGTGACCCCCGCGGAGCTCAAGGCCAGGGTCAGGGCCTTCGCCAACAAGCACGGCCGCCCCTCCCTCGTGGCCGTGGACTATCTTCAGCGACTGTCCTCACCTGACACGGGGACCGCGAACCGCGCGGAGCGGGTGGGGCAAGGGTCGTGGGCGTGCAAGTCCATCGCCAAGCAACACAAGTGCCCTGTCGTCCTCCTGTCGCAGCTCAATAGGTCATGCGAGTCCAGGACGGACAAGCGACCGATGATGTCTGACCTCAAGGAGTCGGGAGACATCGAACAGGACGCCGATGTGGTCCTGGGTCTCTATCGGGAGGCATACTATGACGCAGAGGCCTCCCAGGATGAGGCCGAGGTCCTGGTTCTAAAGAACCGTCATGGTCGATGCGGGAGGGCGCGCGCGACCTGGATCGGAAGTCAAACAAGGTTCGCAGGCATCGGGGGGAGGTCATGAGCAGATGGACAGAAGAGCCCGGCGCTTTCAGCGTCGGCACCGATAAGGGCTGGGATTATGGGACTTGGAGACAAGCGGGGATCGCGGGAGGAGGCTACGCTTCCGCGCAGGTATGGCGATACCATGACGGATCTGGCCTCGTCGGTGTCCACGCCTGCGCAAACTTGACGCCGGAGCAAGCGCGTCAACTGGCGCGGGTACTCAACGACGCCGCCGACAAGGCCGAGGCCGAGAGCGCGGAGGGGGTCGCGCCATGAACAAACCAACGAAAGAAGACCTCCTCCTCGCCTTCATCGGGGAGGTGAGCGCGGCGCGTCGAAGACTCCAGGCCATTGATAGGAAGTGGGTCAGGACCGCCAGGACCCCCGAGGAGCTGGAGGAGGCGCGGTGTGCGGTCATGCTCTCGATGGCGATGCTTCGACGACTCAAGGAGGCCAGGGAGCTCCTGGAGGTGAAGGATGGTTGAACGACCGAAGACATGGAAGGCGCAAGCGATAGACCTCGTGGGGTCAGTGACGGTGCTCATGATGTTCACTGGATTCGGGGTCTATTGCATCGCCGCGGGACACCTCGCCATCCTCCGCCGCCGATGGCGCTGGAGGAGGGGGAAGGTTGCACACAACAAGGCCAGTGGGCATTTTAACGACAAGGAGGAGCGATGACACAGGACAAGCCTCAAGGCTACCCACGACAGATTAATGACGGATATGAGGTCCTGCCGCTGGATGCGGTGAAGCCTCACCCGCGCAACCCGCGCCGCGGCGACCTGGACGCCATCAAGGCCAGCGTGGACGTGAATGGGTTCTATGGGGCCGTTGTGGCGAACAAGCGGACTGGGTACATCCTGGCGGGTAACCACCGCTGGATGGCGGCGAAAATGCTGGAGCTCCCCGAGATACCCGTGGTGTGGGTGGATGTAGGAGAAGCGGAGGAGAAGCGCATCCTCGCCGCGGACAACCGGACTGCGGAGCTGGGAGGGTATGATGAGGCCGTCCTCGCCAGCCTCCTCCAGGGCCTCCAGGATGACGGGGGTCTCCTGGGGACGGGATACAATGAGGAAGACTTCGATGAGCTCCTGGCGGGGTTGATCGATGGCGAGGAGGGTGAAGGTGACAGTGATGACGCTCCCGCTCCCGCCATCGACAAGGCGAAGGAGCTGGAGGTGAAGTGGAAGACCTCCAGGGGTCAGATATGGAAGGTCGGCGCGCATCGCTTGATGTGTGGTGACTGTCGTGACGAGGAAGACCTCAAGCGCCTCGTGGGTGGTGTCAAGGTCAATCTCGCCTTCACCTCCCCTCCCTACGCATCGCAACGCAAGTATGATGAGGAGAGCGGATTCAAGCCGATACGCTCTAATGAATATGTGAACTGGTTTGATAAGGTCCAGGATGGCGTTAAACGTCACCTCGCGGATGATGGGTCATGGTTCGTGAATATCAAGGAGCATTGTGAGGACAAACAGCGTGTCCTTTACATCAAGGAGTTAACCATCGCTCATGTGAGGTCCTGGGGATGGCGCTTTATTGATGAGCTGATTTGGAAAAAGACCGGATCTCCTGGGACTTTTGGCGAACGTCTTCGAAATGACTGGGAGCCTGTCTTTCATTTCACCGCAGGAAATAAATGCAAGTATCGATTTGAGAATGTCATGCACTTGAGCGACCGCAAGATTCGCAGCGGGAAGCGCTCAAGCGGACAGGATCATGCGTGCTCTGCTAAAATCCAAGGATTGCAAGGAGCGAGCAGTTTTATTGATTACGGGGAGGGCAAGGTTTATCCTGGCAACGTAATCGCTATCCGAACAAGTAAAACAGGAGCCATCGGCCACTCCGCCGCCTTCCCCGTCGCCCTCCCGGCCTTCTTTATCAAGGCCTACACTGACCCTGGGGACGTGGTGTATGACCCCTTCATGGGGAGTGGGACCACGGCCATCGCCTCAGAGCAGGAGGGGCGGGTCGCCCTGGGGATGGAACTCAGCCCCGCATATCTTGCCATCCAGCTCGAACGATTCGCAGACATGGGGCTGACTCCCGAGCTGATAGAGGAGGGATGACGTGGGCCGTCAGAGCAAGCTGACCAAGGACCGTCAGGACAGGATGTGCGAAGCCCTCCGCGCAGGGAACACCCGCGCCGCGTCCGCGGACTACGCTGGCATCGGGACCTCGACGCTGTACCGATGGCTTGATAGGGGTCAGACCGAGGAGACTGGCATCTATCGGGAGTTCAGGGACGCCATTAAAAAGGCAGAGGCTGACGCCGAGGTCCGCAATGTTGCCCTCATCCAACGCGCCGCGAACAATGGGACATGGCAGGCCGCGGCGTGGTGGCTTGAGCGTCGCCGACCTGGACGGTGGGCGTTGAGGTCTCCCGAGAGCGACAAGCATGAGGAGATCGTCGTGGACCTCGTGGACAGGGAGGGTGAGTGATGGCGCGCCTCATCTGCGAGCCTCATGGTGTCCAACGGGCCTTCCTCACCGACCCCTCCCGCGTCCGCCTGTTCGTGGGTGGCATCGGGAGCGGGAAGACGTGGGCGGGGGCCATCGAGGTCATCCGCCAGCCTGCGGGGACGCGGGTCATGGTCGTGGCTCCCACGTATCGTGTCCTCAAGGACGCCACCCTCCCCGCCTTCATGGAAGCGGCGCGGCCACTGGTCCAGAGCCACAAGCGCGCGGAGTTGGTCACGGAGCTCATCAACGGGACTCAGGTCCTATGGAGGACCGCGACGGAGCCTGACCGCCTGCGTGGTCCGAACTTGGGTGCGATATGGATTGATGAGGCCGCGATGATAAAGTCCTCGGAGGCCTTCGAGATCCTCGTGGGTCGCCTGCGTCTGGCTCCTGGACGCATCTGGTGTACGACCACCCCGAAGGGTTTCAACTGGCTTCACGACCTATCCAGGGATGAATCGACGGGGGTTCACCACGCATCGACGCGGGACAACGCCGCCCTCCCCGATGACTTCTATCAATTCGTCGAGGGACGGTACACCACGGAGCTCGCCGCGCAGGAGCTGGAGGGGCGATTCGTGGACCTGTCGGGTGGCCTGTTCAAGCGGTCATGGTTGCCGATACGCGCCGATGACCTCCCCCCTCCCTCCTCGGGGAAGCGCTATCGTTTCTGGGACCTCGCGGTGTCCACGAAGACCTCATCAGACTTCACGGCGACGGCGCGTGTCACGGTGACCGCGGCCGCGCA